CCCCCGCCTGAACTTCACTTAGGTCAGCCTGTGGAAAACCATAAGGAACACGTAAGGACACCCGGGCGACCCCGGCCGGACGCCGACCACACGGCCGTGACAGGCCAGGTCTTTCCGGTGTTTGGGCAAAGGTCGTGGCGCGGCCGCAGGGTTTGGGACGGCTCAGCCGGCGGACCTTCGACCGTGCCCCCCTGGGTTATCACGCCCGGCGTGACGGAGTAGGTCCCTGACGGTCGCCGAACGGATCGCGTGGCACCAGGCGGAACTGGACGCCCTGCGGCAGCAGCAGCGCCAGGAGCTGCTGGCGACGATCGCGCTGGTGGTCGACCACGGCGTGGTCTTCAGCGCGCGGGACTTGTGGCAGCACGCGACGATCAGTCCGGCGCTCGCGTCGACATTTGTCGAGGCCGGCATCCAGAACGCACGGCAATTAGGGAAGCGCCTTCGACAAATGTCGAACACCCACGACGGTACCTTTGTGGGGCTCGAGCGCGTCGGCATCGAACACGGCGCCGCGCTCTGGATGGTGCCGTGAGGGAGTGCCGCGACACTCCACCCAAGCGCCTTGTCTGATTAGTTAACTAATCGTCTACTACGCAGCGATGGATCGCGCCTACGCGCTGTTAACCGTCAAGACGCTCGATGCCAAGACCCGGACGTTCTCCGGCATGGCGTCCACGCCGGAACTCGATCGCCTGGGCGACAGCGTCGATCCGGCCGGCGTGATCTTCCGCAATCCGCTGCCGCTGCTTCTCCATCACGACCAGCAACAGCCGATCGGCACCGTCGTCCTGACCAGGACGGCGCAGGGCATCGCGTTCGAGGCCTCGTTGCCCTTCATCGAGGAGCCGGGCCGGCTGAAGGACCGCGTCGACGAGGCGTGGCAGTCGATCAAGGCGCGCGTGATCACGGGCGTCAGCATCGGGTTCCGGCTGATCGAGAACGCGATCGAACACTTGCGGACCGGCGGGCGCCGGCTGCTCAGGACGGAAATCTTCGAGTTGTCGCTGGTCACGATTCCGGCGAACGCGTCGGCGACGATTCTGATGGTGAAATCTCTCGCGCAACACGGACTGGAGACTGCGTACATGGCCGCGACTCTGCCCCGCCTCAGTGACATCACGCGCGACCAGACGCGCGAAGTGCAATCGCTCGATTTTTGCCGCTACCTGTCGTGCCTGGTGAACTGGCGCGGCGTGGCGGGCTCCGCGGCGGAGCTGTATCTCCACCGGTTCAACGATTCCTATTCCGCCGGCACGATCCGCAAGTCGATGCAGGACAACCTGTCCCTCGAGATGAAAGCGGCGGTCGCGGCCGGCACGACCACGGATGCGACGTGGGCGAAACCATTAGTCGGAATCCAGCAGCTCACCGCCGGATTCCTCGCGGTCGCGCACTCGCAGAGTCTGCTGGGAAGGATTCCGGACCTGCAGCTGATTCCGTTCAATGCCAAGGTGCCGTATCAAACGGCCGACGCCACGTTCCAATGGGTCTCTGAAAACTCCATGACGCCGACCTCGAAGCTCGCGTTCTCCGACGGCATCATTCTGCCGGCGACGAAGGGTCTCGGCATCGTCGTGCTCACCGCGGAACTCGTGAAGTTGAGCGGGGCCGGCATGGAGAAGGCGATGCGGCGCGTGCTCATCAGCGGGCTCAATGCGTGGCTCGATAAGCAGTTTCTCGATCCCGCGGTCGCGGCCGTCGCCGGCAAAAATCCCGCGTCGATCACGAATGGGATCACCCCGATCGCCACGACGGGCAACCTGGTCAACGATGTGAAAACCTTGATCGGTCAATTCTTCACGGCGTCACCCGGGAGCAATGCGCCGGTGCTGCTGGCGAATGGCGGGAACGCGGCGGCGATTCGCGGCCAGGTGCCGGGGTTCGGCCTCGAGGTGATTGCCACGGAAGCCGCGTTGACTAACGTCGTGATGATCGATCCCGACCGCGTGTTCTATGGCGATGACGGGATCGAAGTCCAGCACAGCGAACAAGCGATGCTCGAGATGAACGACGCGCCGACCACGCCGCCGACCGCCGCGACGGTGCTGGTGTCCCTCTGGCAACAGAACCTGGCGGGCTTTCGCGTGACGCGCTTTGTCTCGTGGGGCGCGGCGCCGAATGCCGTGAAAGTCTTAGCGACGGTATGAGCGCGATCGTCCGCCTGGTGCATCGCCTCGTCCCGTGGCTGCATCGCTGGGAGCCGTGTACGTTGGTTGACCTCAACGGCATCTTCCACGGCCGCCGCTGCCGCTGCGGGGCCCTCGATGCGGACGCCTGGGAGTGGGTCGCGCCGGTCGGGGCCGCGATCTCCAGCCGGATACCGCGGGGATTCGCACCATGACGATCGACACCGCGCTGACGCTCGGCCGGCTGAAGGAGCTGCAGGCGCTCGACCGCCTGCGCCAGGGCCTCGTGCTCACCGCGACCGATCCGGGCTGGGTGTACGTCTTGGCCGCGATGGACGCGCGAGCGCAGGCGCTGCGCGAGTTGCTGCGCCGGGAAGACCCGCAGGTACTACGCGACCTCGAAGAACAGCTGGCCGAGGCGTGCGCGCAGGGGACAGACAGTCCCTTCGAGACCATGGAGACCGCGTGCGCCGTGAACGTGCCGGCCAGCGCCCGCGTTCACTGAGCCGTGAACATATACCGTATATGCCGGAGGATGAGATCAGGCGAGCTTGTCTTGCTGGCGCGTCGCCACCCGAAACGCGGCCGTGAAAATCTCCTGCACCGTGGTCTGATGCTTGTCGGCGAGCGCGGCCGCCTTGGCGTAATCGCGCGCGGGGACCAGGAGGCGGAATTCCACGCGCGGCTCGTCGGCGCTCCGGTTGGGCGGGTCGGCCATAGCCGAACAGTCTAATGCGCGTCGGCCAGTCCCGGCGACGCGACGCGAATGAAGGCGAGATCGTCGCCGCGCTCGAGCGGGTCGGCGCGCGCGTGACGCGGATCTCGGGCACGGGGGCGCCGGATCTCTTGGTGCGGCGCGCCGGGCAGTTGTTCGCGTTTGAAGTGAAGACCGCCAAAGGCCTGCGGACGGCGGCGCAGCTCGAGACGGAATGGCCGATCGTTCGTTCAGTCGAGGAGGCGTTGGCGGCGATCGGCGTGACGGTATCCGTGATACGGATACCGTATAGGGATATGCACCAGAGGGTATGCACCAGAGGAACATCGCGAGCCGCGGCGGGGTTGTTCGCGAAGGTGCGGTAGAGTGGAGAGGTAATTCGGAGCGCGAGAGCGGCGCTAACCGCCCCGCGCCCCTGACCCGGAACTCGTTCTAGCCGAGCGCCGAGCTGCCCTCAGTGTAACTGGGAGCCCTGGCCGCCCTGGCCGATGAAAGGCTCTCACATGATCGCCGCCATCTACGCCCGCAAGAGTACCGACCAGACCGGCATCGCTGAGGAACAGCGATCAGTCGCGCGGCAAATCGACCACGCGCAACAGTACGCCAGGCGTAAGGGCTGGATCGTCGCCGACGAACACCTCTACATCGATGACGGGATCTCTGGTGCCGAGTTTACGAACCGGCCCGGCTTCCTGCGCCTGATGAATGCCGTGAAGCCGCGGCCGCCGTTCCAGGTGCTGGTGATGTCGGAGGAATCCCGCCTCGGCCGCGAAGCGATCGAGACCGCGTACGCGCTCAAGCAGCTCATCACGGCTGGTGTGCGCGTGTTCTTCTACCTGGAAGATCGCGAACGGACCCTCGACAGTCCGACCGACAAGATCATGTTGTCGCTGACGACGTTCGCCGATGAACTCGAGCGCGAGAAGGCGCGGCAACGGACCTCGGACGCGATGCTCCGTATCGCCAAAGCCGGGCACGTTGCCGGCGGCCGCGTGTTCGGGTACGACAACGTCGAGGTACACGGACCGGACGGGAAACGCTCTCACAGTGCCCGTCGCATCAATGACCAGGAAGCGGCCGTCGTGCGGCGGATCTTCGAGTTGTATGCGGCGGGCACGGGCTACACGCGCATTGCCAAGCGGCTGAACGGGGACGGCGTCCCGGCGCCGCGCCCGCAACAGGGCCGCCCGGCCGGCTGGTGCCGGTCTTCGATCTTCGACCTGTTGCGCCGGCCGGTGTACCGGGGCCAGGTCGTCTGGAACCAGACCCGCAAACGCGATCGCTGGGGCCGGAAGGTCACCAGCGCGAAATCGCCGGCCGAGTGGATCACGATCGACGCGCCCGAGCTGCGGATCATCTCTGAGGATTTATGGCGCTCGGTGCAGCAGCGACTCACACGCAGCCGGCGCGTGGGTACCTCGAGCACCGGCGGCCAGCCGCGGGTCCGCGATGTCGAGTCGGCCCATCTGCTGACCGGCTTCGCGCGCTGCGGCATCTGCAATGCGAGCTTTTTCCCGCTCTCCCGCAGTCACGGGCAGAAGCGCGCCTTCTTCTATGGCTGTGCGGGGCATCACACGAAGGGCGCCGCGGTCTGCGCGAACGGGTTTGTGATGCGGAAAGAGCGCATCGACGAGGCGGTGCTGCAGGCGCTCGGCGGGGAGGTCTTGCGGCCGGCCGTCGTTGAGGCCGTGCTCGACGGCGTGTGCGACGCGATGCGGCCCGATGTGCGCCAGGTGGCGGTGGAGAAG